CCGTTGCGGTTTCTTTTGGTAACGTCTGAATCATGATATAATTTTTTAAAATTTTCCCCGCCTTTGTCTGCTGAGTTACTTGTCGAACCCATCATACATTTTCCTATAACTCTACTACCTAACCTTAATGTGGTTTTCGTAACCCTCCAGTTGTTGAGAATGTTTTCGGGGCGCTCCCATTTGCCGGCTTCATCATGTACGAGGAGGGCAAGCTTCTCTCCATCGTAGGAGTTGTCACCGGTATTCTTCCAGTCGATGGTGGTGTCAAGTCCCTGGATGTCCTCCATGGCTTCGTTGGCGGTAAGCTTACGTCTGGTAAACTTACTGGCTGGGACACGGTAGGCAAGTTCGGTTTTGGGACGGTCCATTCCGTCCTGGATGGGTTTGAAAAAGAATGGGTAGTTGACAGAGATGGGAACCACCTTATCTGTAAACATCTTCTTGGCGTCGGCACCGGACTTTGATAATATACCATACCTGGCGTCACTTGATATGGTTGCCAAGTTAACAGTCTCTCCTGATGCCATAAAAGAAAACCCGGAACGCCTGTTCTTAAGGTAACACATCCCATAGGATCGTGGATCTGCTTTACAAGCTTCCCAGAAAATAAAGAATAGTCTATTTGCTTCTCTAAAGTCTGGCCTCCCGACGTCAATCTTAGTCCACTGCAAGTACATGTAATGAGTACCACTAATGTAAGTAGGAATGCCTTTGTTATAAAACCAAAAACCTTCTTCTCTTTTAGTGAATTCATTATCGATATACGCATGCCATTTGTTTTTAAAATCTGTTGGCAAATCACGCCAATCAAATATTGTTTTTATTTTTTGTAATTCTTTTGGGTATTCTTGAGCCTGCCATTTATCATTACCCTTAAATACTTCTTTAGGTTGTTTTGGTAAAGCTATTTTAAGATTTTGTATCTCATATATTTCACCAATCATTCCTGTCTTGCTTATAATAATAATATCATGCTCTTTATTATAGCCGTATTTCCATTTTTTTGCTTTATTAAGCCTTTTAATAGTATTAATTTTTATAGGCTCTATAACGCTATATAACGATTGCTTGTACATTACTTAGATCTTCTTTCTGCAAACCCTGAAAAACTTTTTTCTTTATTTTCTAACGGTTTGTTTTCTAATAAAGCTTTTTCTTCTTCAATTCTATTTAATATTTCAAAAGCATCAAATATAGCTAGCTTTTTTGTGGCCGCTGCATTTTTTAATCTATCGGCTGATATATCATCATCTGAATCAACAATAGGCTCTTTAGCAACTTTTATAAGCTCATCAACAGCTCGCTGTCCAGCTTGGATTATATTCTTTTTCGTTTCCTTGACGTTCATACTTAATAGATATTGAATTAGTTAATACTCTATATAATCTTTCACCATCAACAATAAATTCATATTCACTGCTTGGCGTAAAACCAACTAAATCTTCTTTTTGTATATCTTTAAGTTGTTTATCAACATATTTAATAATTCCTCTATAAGGAATTTCTTTTTCTAACAATATATTATTTGATTCAATTGGTTTAATAAAGCAATACCCTTTAGGAGCAAACCATTTATTATTTCTTTTATATAAAAATATTTGATCTGATTTTACAAAATATTTATTATTTTGCCAGTAGCTTCTGCTATTTTGCTCTACACCCCTAACGTCATACCATCTACGAAAAACATTATGGTGCACTATAACTTCGTCACCCGCTTGTATTTCTGTAGCTTCTAACTTAGGTACGCTTAATACAATTCCAATACGACTAACATATCGATGATCAGATATTTCTGAATTTAATATTAGCTCTTTATCATCGATTTGTTTTGTATTGTCGTATCTTTTATTTTTTGGTTTAATTATAAAGTCAAATATACTTTGCATTAATATTCTAAATTATATTCAACAGAAACAGCCATATTTTTATTAAAATCTTTCCAAGGTAACACCTCGTTATTTTTTGTAATAAAAATAGAAAACTTATTATTTTCTTCAACAATTGAATCTATAATATGGCCACCATAAACTTCTTGGCCTACAGAATAATGCATTGCATCATTTTTATAATCTCTACCAATACTAATCTTTCTTATTAGGCTCATCTTCTTCAATTTCTTTTATAGTACCGTCAGTTAAATTAACTGAAACCTTTCCGTACTTTTCTTCCAACATTTCCTGAGTTTTACCCAACTCTGCTTGGGCTTGTTTTAAGAAACCTAAAGCAGTAGCTTTTTGAACTTCTAAACCACCAACTTGCATTTGCAAATTATTGATTTGTTGTACTTTTTCTTGAATTATTTGTAATTCTTCGTCTGTGATTTTTAAATCATCTGTTTTTTTTGCCATAAAATTTAATTTTAATTGTTATTACTTATGTTTATATCATTACGTATTTTACGCAATTTTTACTTTTATTAATTTAATGCCAAAGGTTCTTTATCGTATGTTTTTCCTTTTGCGTTAAATTTTTCTGACATCCAAAATAAACCGTCTTTTTTCCATACACCTCTTAATGGAGTAAAACCGTCCTCTAATACTGACCTTGATTTTGCAAATTCCCATACTTTTCCGTCAGTTGAAATTTTAAAAATATCTTCAACAGTTGAACAGTAATATACATCTATAGGTCCTATAGCATGACATTTTTCCATTAATATAGGTAAATCATCGTCAACTTCACCTGTAATACAAATATCTATATCTGTTGTTTTCCAACCATGTAAAATACCTCCTGTTAAATAAAGTTTATAATGTTTCCAATCTAATGCTAGAACTTTTTCAATATAATGCTTATATATTTCATCATTAGTGCCTTCCATGTACGGTACAAATATAAGATCTCCATTTACATATCTTTGATCACCATCAGTTATAATATTATATTCGTGATTTTCTTTCATAATTTATTAATTTTAATAACTATAATTATCGTATTGCATTTCTAAAACTGCAGTACAATCTTTCCAATCTGTTGTACTACTACTAGAATTAAAAGCCATTTGAATTCTATCGTATTGGCTAAATGTATCACTAAACGTCCATCTAGCATACATACCCACACCTGTTCCAGTTGGGGTGACGTAACCAGTTGTTGAACTTGTAGCTCCATTTTTATAAACTCTTATTCTTGTTGGCCCACTAGTAGGTGTATTCCTAACGTTTCTTATAATAAGTGATTTTATTCTTCCACCATAAGGTGCTACTATATAGGCGTCTGTATTTGGAGATGAAAAATTATTCGCTGCACTACCGCCGCTACTTGATATAGGTAATAGTTTAAAATTTGTTCCAGGTGTATCTGCAAATGGATTTCCTTGAATCATAAATGATATAAAATGAGGTTGTCTATGAATAGAGTCTGCATCAATTTTACCTGTTATATTAACACCTATACTTGTTGTTTGTAGTTTTATATTATTGTTATGATATATAAAGGATTGCCCACCTGCCTGTCCCATAAACATCTTAGCTCCACTTGGGCTTTCTATTTTAACATTACTACTACCTTTTAAAATTAAATCACCAGTTCCTGTATCACTAATATAAGAATCACTACCATCGTGATATATTTCTAAATCATTTGAGCTACCTAATCTTATTTTTGAATTATCTGTCCACGAGCTGTGAGATTCATGATCAGTTGTTTCTTGGAATGTTGTTGTGCCTGCAACAGTAATATCACCACCTGCTTGTATTGTTAGTGTGCTAGGAATATTAAAATCTCCTACATCAACAAGATTATTATTGTCCATATCAATATTACCTGTCATTGTACCACCAGCTTTTGGGAGTGCATTACCAGCAGTACTTGCATTTGACGATATACTAGTCTGCATAGTGTCTAAATTAGCGCCGCCAGTTACTGTTATATAGCCTAACTTTTGTGCTTGGCCAGAAGATATTGTAGTTGTATTACCTGCAAGAGCAGTGGTAGATGTTGTACCTAATGATAAGCTAGATGTACCAGCTCCAATAGCAGCTCTAAACTGTGAACCACTTAAGTACGATAATGTTTCGTCTGCATTTACTCTTATATAAGAAGCAACACTTACATCACCTAATTGTGCAAAGGCTGTACCAACTGTTGAAAAAGTAGGGAAAGCCGTAGAAGCAGTAATATTTCCAGAAGAATCAGTTACTAAAGTACCAGCACCGTAGTTATTAAACTTAATATTTCCAGATCCGCTAATTTCCATGTTGGTAGCACTACTCTGCCCTTGCATGAATTTAATAGTGCCCAATGCTTTAGCCACCATGTTAAAACTGCCACCGACGCAGTTCATCATTCCAAAAAATCCATTATTATCGTAAGGATCATTGTATTGTTTAATGTTTACACCTGAATAACTTGTTGAGTCCTGAATATCAAAAACAGTTAAGGCCGTAGTAGGTGTTATGTCTGCACCTATAGATGTTTTGCCCAATGTTCTAACTTGTCCTAGGTGGTCTATTCTTAATGCCACATCATCGTTAGTAACAAGCGCTAATTGATCTGTGCCTTCTGACCCTATAAATAATCCATCGCCTAAACCAGCACCAGTAAAATCCTGTGTTGTTATTTTATAATCGTCCCCATCACTATTATTTCTAAATATAATTTGTTGGTCATCATCGTCTGAACTATCTTTTAAAATAATTTTAGGAGAACCTGCTATTATATGAAGGTCACCAGTCATAGCGCTACTAGAACCTCCAGTTTCTAAAACATATCTAGCGTCTGCATTTGTTTGTGTTATATAAGCACTTAAATCTTGATCACCTGTATTTGTACCTGATAAATTAGAACCTGATATAGTTCCACTAGCACTTATATTACCTGCAAAAGTTGCGTTTTGTGAACTATCTAGATGTAAAGCTTCACTTCCATCTACTTGAAATACTAGTCTTGAGCTGCCAACATTATTAGGGTTATCCACACTTAAATATGCGTATGCATTAGCTACTCTAAACCTTGCCTGTAAATCATTTGTAGTATCTATCAGCTTTACCGTCGGCGTGCTAGCATGTGTAGCTGTTATATCACCTGTAAAAGTTGCAGTATTATTATTTTTTAAAGTAAAAGAAGAGTTGTAAGCAGAACCATCCCAGGTGAAAAATTCAAAGCCGCCATCTGTAGAGTTTGTACCACCGTAAAATTTAAGTTCTCCATTATTTTCTTTAATAATAGCTAATTGACTACCAAACCTTATATTATCCCCTAGGTCTAAATTCAAATCACCTCCAATAGTTAAACTACCTGAAGCTTTTATATTACCAGCTACATCAAGCTTTTCAGCAGGACTACTCGTTCCAATACCTAAATTTGTGTTTGAAAAATAAGCATCTACAGTTCCATCGCCACCCTTTATTCTAAAGTGTTCATTTTCACCAGCACCTGCCGCAGTACCAGTTTTAATAACAACGGCACCATTAGGCGTTCTGTTTGTAAGAAAAGGATATGAAGCGTTGTTTGTATAATCAAAATTTAAAAAGTACCTATCTAAAGGGCTACCACTTTCTTGCGGTCTATAAGTAAAACCAACTGTTGATCCGCCAATATGAATATCACCGTTAAATCTACTTGTACCCTCAACGTGTAATTTTTCATTAGGGCTACCAATACTTCCAATTCCAACTTTTCCGTCAGGTTGCAATAATAAATCTTGGTCAGCTTCAATTATTAAATCTTCTGGATTATCTGTGTTTGTATATATTCTAGTGTTAGCATCATTAAATCTAATACCATATTGTGAGCCAACTATAATATTACCAGCTGATAAAGTTACATCACCTGCAAAAGTTGCAGATAAATCACTTGCTAATGTTAGTATATTATTTTCAGAAGTATTTTGTAATTTTATTGAACTACCTAATAATCTTAAATCACCCGCGCCCGTGTCTTGTATAAAACTATGAGAACCGTTATGATATATTTGAAGATCAGGGTTGTCTCCAAATTTAGCTTTTTGCCCATCTCCTAATAATACATCACCTCCAAAAGTTGCATTACCATCTTGTGTAAAACTTAAAGCTGTCGCAGGGCTTCCAGCATTAGTAGAAATAAATTGTAATTTATTGTCATTACCTGAACCAGAACCTATGTATTTTATATCCCAACCATAACTTGATGGAGAATTACCTAAATATATAGAAGCATCTGAGCTATCTAAATTATTATCACCTGTTATGGTTATTGCTCTACCTGTTACATTGCCAAAATCAATAGCCCCAGTCATAGTTCCGCCAGCTAAAGGTAATTTAGCATCTAATGCAGTTTGTAAGCCAGTTACAGTTGATATAGCTTGTGTGTGTTGTGCTGGTGTGAATGAAGTTGGTATATTATCAAGAGACCCATAATCACCATCAAAACTTGAAGTACCAGCTCCTATATTTGTTCTAGCATTTGATTTTTGAGTAGAATTTAATCCTTGACTAGCTGTATCTACTCTAACTCTATTACCTAAAGAGGTTGCTGTAGTTGTTGCAAAATTTGGATCGTCTCCTAATGCATCGCCTAATTCTTGTAGTGTATCTAAAGTACCAGGGGCTGAACCAACTAAATTCGATACAGCTGTACTAACAAAAGCAGTTGTTGCTATTTGAGTTGTATTTGTTCCAGCACTTGCTGTAGGTGCGGCTGGTGTGCCTGTAAATGTTGGGCTTGCTTTTGGAGCTAAAGCACTTAAATCTTGATCACCAGTAAGAGTGGTCCCATTAGCGGTTACTGAACCCGCAACTACTAAATTACCACCAGAAGAATATGTCATTCTATTAGTAGTGTTTCCAGCAGGTCTAAACTCTAAATTTCCACCATCATATGTTGCAATATCCCACGCTACAGCACTATTGTCTTTAAGCCTTAAATAAGCCCAATTATTATTACCTTCTATTTCAATTCTAGCATGAGATGAAGAATCAACTTTAAAA